CATATCATGTAATCATATCATGTAATCATATCATGTAATCATATCATGTAATCATATCATGTAATCATATCATGCAATCATATCATGTAATCATATCATGCAATCATATCATGCAATCATATCATGTAATCATATCATGTAATCATATCATGTAATCATATCATGTAATCATATCATGTAATCATATCATGCAATCATATCATGCAATCATATCATGCAATCATATCATATAATCATATCATCGAAGATCATATCATGAATCAGAGCCAACGAATACTATCCCACCCAACATACTGGAGGGTTCTGTGTAGAAGAAGTTCACACCAACGAACACTGTATCCCACGCATCGGTAACATGGGTCTTATGTTCATCGGGATTGTCGGGTGTATCGGGTAACTTCTCAGGACTCTTATCTTTCTCGAATCCATTCTTCCCCTGGCGTACGCCTGTCTGCTCCATGGCTATCTTAAGCAGTTCGTTGTTCATGGCATTGAAGGTAGGGAACAATAGTTCAGGATCACCCTTGAGTGCACGGTCTATCTGTAGATGCTTCCAGTCATGCCTTGGTGCCTGCCCTATGTAGACATCTGCAACGTTCCAACGGTTATCAGTGAGGATTCGTATAATTGTATCGGCATAACTTTCGGATGTTGATCCTGTCTCCCAAACAAACGTATGATCATAGTAGAACACAATGTCCTTATGGATCATTGCCATGTAGTAATCGCATACTGCCTGCACTACATCCTGCAACTTACCGGGAGTCTTAACATAGAATGTCTTGAGGGTCTTAAACTCATTGGTCTCAGGGTGCACCTGTCCCACGCATGCTGTAGAGATAGCAGCATTACTATCGAATGCTATGTGAATGGGTTGCTTCATGTCCAGGTCAGCATCACCCAGGCAGGCGGCAGTAGTTAGTTTCTTCCAGTTCGTGCCAAATTGCTTCAGGTTATCGTTATCGGTAGGTATATAGAAATGATTCTCTGTTAACGCTGAATAGAATCCATTCGGTACCCTGAACAATCGTTCATTCATAAAGGCAGTGCGCCATATCAGGGTAGGACTATCGCGGTACATCTGCATGATAAAGTCCTCACCCAATACCTCGAGGTTATCGAATACGTCGTACTCTCCATAAAATACTGTGTATTCCGACTCCTGACCGGGCAATGGTTTAAGCGGTTCCTGGTAACGTCGTGCCAGGGAAAGATCAGCCCGCAGTTCTTTGATCATTCGCAGGCTGTATTCTGTAGGTTCCGGCCATGTCATAAACTTTACCAGCTCCTTATAAATGTTCCGGATATAGTTGATATGATCCGTCGACATTTCTTCCCTCTTATCCAGTATCCATTTGCCCATTTTGGAAGTAGGCATATCGGTGGAAAACAAAACGCTGTGATGCCAGGGACAATCATCAAAATACTGCCGGTTACCACGATTGGCAGGATTAACCTCCGATTTGATTTTGTTATAATCCAAAAATTTAGCTTCAGGACCAATCAACCAGTCGAGCGACATGGAGTTGGCAGACATCCCGTTATTGAACGATAGCACCACCATAATCGTACCATTCCAAAAATGAAAGCAATTACCCCATGCCTCGCGCAATGGTTTGCGTTTAGGTTGTTTAAAATTTGCCTCCTGTGGGGCTTTACGGCCTACATAATAGTGCACGCCTTCCACATATCCCCATTCGTACAGCGCGTGGCAAATAGCGGGCAATGTGTTGCCCCACGCTTTGGCATAAGTAGGCGAAATCAGGGCACCGGTACTGCCCGGCATTGCCCATACGTTCCGGATAATAAACCGGGCATCAATACCCTCCGATTTTCCGGTACCACGGGCAGCCACGATGTATTCGTCGTGAGCTGAGATAGCCATCGCGTCACGTTGTGCTTTGTTGAAGAATTTACGAACACGGTCCTCAAACTTATGAAGCTGTTCGGTACCCGGCATGATTGGATTCATTATTCTTCGATTTTTGCCTCTTCAGCTTTTTTAAATAAATTTCCTTTGAATTTCTCCCGGAACCGGCGACGCTCTTCCTCCAGGTTGGGTATTTCGCGGATACCTTCGAGTACGGTAATATCATCCGTCGGCTCGAAGCTCGGTGGTATCATCTGATTCCAGTCGAATGTATCATCTTCCTTATCTGCCCGGGTATATTTACCAATTTTGTCCATATTGGCAGCAATGCCCTGCGGATCGCGGTCCTCAATGGCGATTTGCGCACCCTTTTTACATGTTTCGATAATAATATACCGGTGCCAGGACTTGGCGGCAATGGTTATATTTCCAAATATCTTGGTTATCCCGGCAATGTCATTATAGGCTTGCGATTGCGAAACCGGAGTAAATAATACATCGGTTTGTGTTCTTCCAATTTCTTCGCCTTTATCATTTTTTATAATTAATTCAACCGATCCACCTTCCATCAAAAAGCTGATCAATTCCGAATTCATCATGAGTGGATTTGACATTTTCTTTGATACGCAAAGCAGCACCCGCTTTTTTACTTCATGGTCTTTTTCAGACAATACCAGTTTGGTTTCATCAATGGAATGAAACAGATGCTTTTCTATTTTTTCGTAAACCGTGATATCATTCTTTGCCATATTCATTGCTATGTAAAAAAAGGCAATACGATCGTATTGCCTTTTTAATGTTTATTTGTTGCTGCAATCATATCATGAAATAATATCATGTAATCATATCATGAAATAATATCATCGAAGATTATATTCCTAAACTTCCGGAGTCGGTCTGGCAATCTTAGCTTCCAATTCTGCCAATTCAATGGTATACGCTTCAATCCGTTTACCGGCATTAAGTTTTACCACTTCCCGATCGGCTGTATCAAATACTTCCTGGGAACGTTGGAGGTTTTCCTTCAACCTGTCAATCCTTCGGGCCATTTGTGCACCGGCCACCAGTTCGTTTTCAGAATAGGCAGGTTTTTCAATAACAGGCTCAATGGTTTTACCTTCGCTCCAGGTATCAATCGAATCCCATGCAGCACGACGTTCATCGTCCAGCGAAACTAATTGAGCTACCAGTTTTTTGCGGGTAGCAGGATGAAGTTTTTCTACTGATATGTCAGCGTGAAGACTTGCCATAAGCGGAGTGATCACTTTCACCCGGTCATAGAGTTTTTTGATATCATCCGGCAAGTTGTCATAGGCAACGATGGAAAGTCCACGACGTTCCTTCAAAGCCGTTAATTCGAGTTCTTTTTCTTCCAATGCGGTTTGAGCCTCTTTCAACTCATCAACCGTATCTTCCAAATCAGATTCCAGGTCCTCTACATCTTCGTTCAACCCTTTATTTTCCGAATCCACATCATCCTTATCAGCGGTTAATTCTTTAATGGTTGCTTTCAATGCATCAATCTCAGCTTGTTTTGCTTCAATTTCGACAGCCGTAGCTACAGGTTCGCCTGTAATCACCAACTTCATATCTTTGAACAGATCGGGGTTAATCCTTATTTTATTCTCGATGGCAGCCACCTTATTGGTAAGCATGCAAAGAGCAGGATTAAACTGATCACCTTCCGTCAGATTCTTTTTGAAATACTCCAGGTATTTCTTTTTGATATCTTCCGAAGCGGCAGTTTCAAAGATGGCCAACCCATCAGCGAATGTACGCTTAGGATCGGCCAGCCATATTTGAATAGTTTTCAGCATAACGATTATACTTCAGCTAATAATGCTACAATGTCAATCGGAGTGCCCAGGAAGATAACCGGAGCAATGGCATCAGCGGTAAAGGTGAATTTATAACCACGGCGATCGGCACGGGCCATACCACCATCAAATTCAGGTTTAACGTGACAAGGTAATCCGGGTTGGCCAACGATGATCTGTTTTCCATCCATATTTTCCAAAATCAGGTAACCCGGCATGTTATTGATCTGACGTGCAAAAGCAGCCATCTCCAGGTTAGATCCTGCACGATAGAATTCACCCGACTGGGCATAACTCTGACCCTCTATTTCGCCCTGATTGGCAGCAGCAAATTTCACAGTCTTATCGGTACATTCGATGTACTTAGGCTTATCACCTACCGTATTGAAAACAAAAGCACCTGCAGCAGTTACCTGATCCACATCGGTGGATACATCAGTAACTATCGGAAGCACCGGCACTGCACTGACAGCGGAAGCAGGAACGAACAATACGCGGGCTTTGAATCCACCCATATTATCTTGTCCGGCCAACCAAAGCAGTGGATTAAGATTTACTTTCATATCTATGAAGTTTTAAAAATTTGAGTTTAAAATAAAATGATTGAAAAAAAAGCCGGCTACCGAAGCAACCGGCTTTTCTTTTATTGATTAATAGTCACCTGAGAGATCAATGCGGGTATTCACCTGCTCGTTGGTACGGAATACTTTCTGGTGAATGTCACGGATACGAACACCGTAAGCAGCTTCGAGCCAAAATTGAACCACGTTAGGATCACGGTCGATATTACGAACCTGAACAAACTGTTCGGATTTCGAAGTATTGAAACCGATATCCATGTTACCCACTTTTTGCAGGATCACTTTCGAACCTGAACCAAGTGTTTCATCGGTATCAACTACCAATGAAGGGCAAAAAGCATCTTCGCGAAGAGCTTCGAGTACCTGCAACAGCGTAGGCATTTGGAATGCGTTCACTTTGTTGCGATATGCATCACGTACATTTTTCAATGCGCTCAATGTGATCAACAACTGAGGCACGCCACCAATTACTGATTTCAACATTGGATGAGCCGTTCCGATAAACTCTACAAGATTATCGTAAGCCAGTGAATCTGTTCCATCCAGTGGAGCAGCAAAAGCACCGGTAATAACCGTATTGCCAAGTCCGACAGTAATCAGACCTTCAGTAACCAATAGGTCCAGTGCAGGGAAGAATCCCGTCATGGAAGTCATTGGAGTTAATACGGCGCTATCTCTCTCAGCATGGAACATGGCAAAAGCCACATCTTCGGAGTGCGATTTTACAATTCCTTCCAGAATCAATTGTTCCAACGGATGAACCTTTGTTTTAAGATCCAGTTTGGTACCGGCCATTACCAGGGCTTTGTTTTCCTTGTAGTTGGTAATGTTGTCATTCACTTCGTACGCCACCAATTCAGGTTTCAACGTCGATTCATAAAACTTTGCGATTTCGGATTGTGCCGAAAAAGCAGTTCCGGGAGCGTAAGGGATAGTTCCCCCAGCTTTACGACGCATGTTCACCAGAACATCTTCGTTTTCCACCTGTACGATATTCAACTTCAACTTAGCGGCTGCAGCTTCCAACGAAAAGAAAGGCAACACGCGAAGGGTCGGATCATACGTTCTTGCAGCTTCACTTAAGCCGGCAACGGTAATTACTTTAGCCATTTGGTCTTTGTTTATTTAAAGGGTTAGTTATTTATATCCGGCTTCACGCATTTTTGCAGCGATCTCCAGAAATTTATCCGGATTCTTGGCAGCAAATTCAAGTACTTCATCCGTAGCCACAGCACTTGCTTCAGCTTCAGGAATTTCAACCACACTTTCGGCACCCGGCAATTTAGATAATTCTAAATTTTGAGTTTTCAAAGCGTCACGGTCAGTTGTCACTGCAGCAACTTCAGTAGTCAACGTGTCGCGTTCGGTAGTCAATACGGCCACTTCAGCTTCCAGTTCGGTAACACGGGCAACGGCAACAGGATCGCCGGCTGTCTCTTCAGCATTAATAACCGCATGAATGGTTTCAAGGGTTATATCTTCAGCCGTCGTGCTTTCGTTTTTTGCAACCAGGGCAGAAACAACTGAATCATAATTGTCAGCCTTGAGCTTTAATGCATCATAGGTGGCACCAGATAAGATTTTAGTCTTCATTGATTATGAATTAAAATAATTTATAAAATTTTCGAATGTGTCAACGCTGTCAATAATACCTAACTCTAAAGATTTCCCGGCATTCCATGTTTTACCCGTTCCCCATACTTTGCGATCACCTTGTAATTTGTCCCCACGGTTCGATTCAATCATAGAAAGAAAGTATTCATTGAAATTATCAACATAGGCAATCAACGCTTCAGGTTTCCCGGCAATAGCATCCCGAAATTCTTTGTTTTTATCGGTGGAGGCAGTGGCATAGATTTCCTGAATATTTATTCCAAGCAATTTAAACCTTTCGGTATAATCAACTAATGTGATATAAGTACCGATACTTCCAATTTCAGCCAGCGCACTGTTAGCACATACATAATCACATGCAGAAGCAATACCATATGCAGCAGAGCAACAAAAATCATCTATGAACGCACCAACCGGTTTATTTCGTTGACCAATGGTTTCTGCCATCAATCGCATTGCCCTACCTTCGCCACCTCCACTGTCGATGACTAATACTACTGAACTGATTCGTTCGTTTGCATAGCATCGTTTCAATAGATCCGATTTAGTTTGCATCCCGGAAGGTCCGCATTCCTGATCATGTTTAGTAATAGCATCCGTAATGTATATTATAGCCAGTGAATTCTCAGGAGCATCTTCCGGTCTTCCGAATCTGCCATACTCCGAAATCACATAACTATCATTTTGAATCATTGCCAGGGCAATGCCATTATTGCAGGTAATTTCTTCCTCATTGTCCGATATCCTTGAACTGGCAACCTGTAATCTTTCACCTTTAATAAAAGAAGCAACTAACGGGATGTAATTATTGGCAAACGCCGCATCCATCATCCAGATACCATTTAATATGTTGTGTAAGGCGAGCATAGACAGAATCTTTAAATTAAAAAAGCAGTATTCATGCAAATTGAATTGCAAGAATACTGCTATTATAAAGGGATTTAAAGGACTTATTAAGTCATCAATGCCAGTTCAGGGTGAGTCATTACGCCTATTATCGTTATTTTGGTACCGGAATATCCGTTGGCGGTTGATGGATTTACGTTTTCAATTTGAACCTTTAACGGATTCGATTTGTCGCCGGCAATAAGTACGTCACCATTTGTAGTTATATATTTCAAAAGAATCTGTTTGAAACTCATTCCGGTCAGATCATTGTATTTTGCTTGCCGGCTCCTTGCACAATAGATAGTTCCCGAAACAGTGTACAACGGAATAATACCTTCATCCGGAGTCACGGTTATTTCTATCCGTCCCGGAGTAGCCGGAAAATCTTTCCACGGTTTGCCCGCTTCGAGCACTACCATCATTTTTCCACCCATGACGGCGCAACTTTTCACATTTCCGACAATGGCATACCCAGCCGATGTAATTCCACCAATGTTATCCATATTATTTTTATATTAAAAAGGGTTATTATGTTGATTTTTAAATTCTTCGCCGTTTATACCGCCATTATTGGACAAAACACCGCACTT